GTAGACTGTCGAGCAGAAATATATTCTCCAGAGCCGGGTGCGAAAGCAGCCACGGTGTTCGCTGCGCTTTCAAGAAGATTAGGGGCTACTTCTTTCGCTCGTTCTGCAAACTGAACGTCTTGAGGTGTAGCAATACCCATAGTCCCATATGTCTTTTTACGGGCGCCGCTGAATGGCTCTGGTTTCGCCGCAGTAAACTTCTGGTATAGGGAATCAAATTCCTCTTTAGGTAAACCGAGTAAGTAGTCTTGAAATCCGTTTGGCATTACTGACCTCGTTGTGCTGCAATGTCTTGTACTATCTTGCGAGCCTCGTCTTCCGATACACCATATTGCTTTGCAATGTCGGCAACACTCTGCTCAGTACGACCAGTTTCGTCTATAGTTTGGTTATTCTGGAGTTTCTCAACCGTTAGCGCCTTACCAACCGTGCGTAATGTTTTACTGAGGTCACTTGTTGATTTTTGTTCTGCATTAATAGATTCAAGCATCCGTTGCAGTGGGTATTTCGTTTCGCCGCGATATGCCTTAAGAAGAGCGTCTGCTGCTTTTGGGTCCGTGATAGCACGGTCAAGGAGTTCAATAGCTGCCTGCTCATATTTTTTCTCAATAAATCCAATCGCTGTCAAAAGACCATGTTTCGCCCAATATCCTTTGTAACCCATCGGAATTGCCGCAACCGCTTCTTCGAGTTTAGCCGCAGCATTCTTACCAAGTTGCGCTCTCAATCCTTCCGTTGACGCGCCACCCTCAAGCCGAGACATGATGATATGGTAATCCTTCAGCGCCCGTAGTTGTTTCTTGTCATATAGATACGGGAGTACCTCACGGAGTCGTTGGCTCTTAGCAGCGTTTGTCGCGCTCGACGCAAGCTCAGGGTTAAAGATGTTGATGCCAGTCCCTTTCATATCCGCTTTCAGACCATCACGAATTAACTCCTGAAGGGCTTGTTTATATTGTGGGTCTTTTGAGACAGATAGTAACTGCGTAACCGCTTGTTTTGGGTTATCCGCATTCGCAAGATAGTTATAGGCTTTGAGCGGGTCATCGAGTTTCAGTGTATCAGCGACGACCTGCGCTTTAGATGCCTTCAGTACATCATAGGGGACCTTATCAGCCGTCGGCAAAAACCGCTTCAGCTTCTCGATGTTTGCATTCTTTTCGAGCCACGGAGCGTAATCGCCATAGATACCGAGTTTTTTCAAGAGTGGTTCATTTTTCCGCACCCATGAATTAACAGACTTTCGGCCACCTGCGCGGTACGCGCTAGCGAGTTCATCATTAAACAGAGGACGCAAGACATCAGCCGTCTTTTCACGCCCAAGTTGTAATACTTCCATTTCGGAAAGTGGGGCCATTGCTTCCACTCCGGGGCGAGCCGCCGCTTCCGCAGTACCAAACCCACGCATCAAGTCATCAATATTATCAGCATTTTTAAATAATTTCGGTATATCGCCTTCGGCAGTTTTGAGATTCCCTGCTTCCTTCCCATAGGATAAGACAGTATTGCCAAGGGTTCCTTGCTTAAATGCTGGCACATGTTGGGTCGCATAGAGTTTATTAAGTGCACGATATTCTTCCGCCGCTGATGGTTCAAGCATCCCTTCAATAGTCCGTTCGGCCGAGGCTTTCAAGTTACCAAAGTAGTGAGCGACATTGCCTGCGTCAGGATTGCGGGCCGCGCGGCGTTGCGCTTTTCCTGCGGCTTCGGAAATATCTCTAAGGGTTCTGTAATCAAAGGACATATCAAATCCAGTCCCTGCTTCCCCCTCTGCCCCACCAAAGAATTTCGCTAATTTAGACTCGGGGTCCGCATATGCGCTGAAATTAACAGGGGGTTTATTATTAGCAACGAAACTCGTCAATTCATTTTCCGGCGGGGCCGGAGGTGCCTCAACAAACTTCGGCTGATTATAACCGGTCTCTGGGCTCGAGAAACGAGCTTTAGAGGCCTCTTCCGCTTTTGCGGCCTCGTTGTAAATGTTCGCACCGGTTTGCTGCGTACTTGTTTTGATAGACTCCGCTGGAGATAAGGCCTCGCCATATTTGGCTTCAAACTCAGCAGCGTATTGTTGTTCCGCCGCCTGTAACTCACGTTGGCTAAGTGCCGGTTGCTTGCGAGCGAGTTTATCGGCGTTAATTTGTCGTTGCTCATTAATCTGCGCTACAATCCGTTGCCGGTCTGCATCCATAGCCGCGGCTTTGGCTTCCGCTTGTGCTGTTGCATCCGCATTGAAGCGTTCGATGTTCTGCCGAACTCGTTCCGCACCTTTAGAAACAGACGGAATAGCTTCATCGACCCGACGGGAAATAGCTCCCGCAGCTTGTTTTTTCTGGGCTTCGAGGACACCACCTACACGCGGAACACTAAGTCTTTCTAAAGCCACATCGCGCGGACTGAGTGTTACAACCGACCGTGGGACGGGGCCCGCCTCTGGGGTTCTTAAAAGCGCGTTCTCCATCTCTCGCCGTCCTGGGGAGAGAATTGACTCCTCAAGAGGTGTCATCCCACGAGATTTCTCTAGGGCTTCACCGGCTAAAAGTTGGGAGAGACTTGTAGGACGACCCATACGAGGAAGTTTACTTACTCCCCACGACCCAGCTTTACCAAGAATCGGGCCGCCTAGCTCCATCATGGCGCCTTCTGTCATTGGCTTAACCCAACCACGATTGGCTTGTTCTGGAGTAATACCCGTTCCAAGAAGTGCGTTTATACCTTTCGCGGCTTGCTCACCGGCATAAGTACCATATCCGGCAAGTGTGGCTCCGCCAACAGCCATCCCAAGCGGACCACCGGGGGTGCCGATAGCCGTACCTGCTGCACCACCACCTACCATACCAAGAGCCGGAAGAGCTTGATACGCAGCTTCGCCAAGTCGTTTTTTCCACGTAGGAGCATCTGCTTTTATTTCTGGGGTCCGCGATGTAGGCCTCTCTCCTATCCAATTGATTTGCGAGTCACTCATGTATAAACTCCTCTATTGCGCGCTAAATCCGCCAGTGGTTAAGTTTTTCACCCAGCGTTTGCCGGTGTTTGGGTCCTCAAGTAAAAGCGCTTGTTGCGACCCGTCGGGGGCTTTGCCGATACCAACGACTTTCATTGTGTTTGTACCGGGGGCTTTCCACGTCCCGCCAATCTTATATGTTTGTTTTTCTTCCGGTGCCGTGCGTTCTGGTAGCGACCGCCGCCCATATGCCGCTTCAGCTTGTTTAACTGAATCTAGTTCGATGCGGGCAACAGCGCGTAATTGGTCCGCTGACGATGACGGCGAGAAGAATTGATGCTCCCAATCGAGGGATTTCTGCGCCCCGCCCCGTGTCGTGATAGCTTGGTTGACTTGACGAATTGCATCAAACGCTGCGACAGCATACGCACGACCTTCTGGTGACAGCCGTTGCTCGGTAGCCCAGTTCTGTAACCAGTTCATACCTTTATCAACAATACTTCCTTGGGAAGACGCGAGCCCGGCAAGAGCGCGCCTATCAGACGCAAAATTACGAGACTTAACCCATTTCTCCATCGTTGGGATAAACACGTTCTGGAGAGAATGCTTCGCCGCAATCGCCGCCGACGCCATACGACGCTCTGCCTGCCCCATGTTTCCATTTCGTTCAAGAGTCTGCATAGCTTCAGTGGCTTTAGCTTCATCCCCGTTATAATACCGCAGTAACTCCTTATACACGCGGTCCATATTCGCTTGGTAATTCTTTGGGGTAACCTTATCAAGGAATCCTTGTTTTATTTGGCGAGCAGCACTCTTATCGGTTTTACCCGTAGCCCAGTTACTAATACCAGCTCCTCCGTCACCAGTTCCACCACCGCCGCCGCCAACAGCCCATTTCTGAAGTCGCTCACCCGGTTTAATCGAAACACTACCATCGGAGTTTCTCGTAAACTCAAGGCTACCGACGGTCTTGTCTGCCAAGAATTGACGGGCTTGTTCTTTCTCGTCTACCGTTAGATTGAGGGACTTGGCTGCTTGCTCTAACCCCGCGGTTGTATTCTTAAACGAAGTTGCTTTTGGAGTAGTGATACCCTTTGCGCCTTTTCCGGCTTCGGAACTAATAACATTGCCAGACTGCATGTCAACGGTCAGTTCTGCGGGAATTGGTCTGCCGACGGGCAACCCGTTAATATACTCTTTCATTACAGGATTTGTTGTCCCTGCGAGGAGCATATTCTTGAGGCCGTCTGTCATCATTGAACCGGCTGCAATCCTACCACCGGGGGTGAGCTTAACACCTTTAATAGCGTCAAGGAATTGGACCGCCAGTTGCGCTTCGGGGCGCCCACGGAGTTTATCAACTTGGGACATTAGTTGTTGTTTTATCGAGTCATCTTTTGTGGAAACCCACGCATTATAGAGTGGCAAGACCCGGTTGTTATAAAACTCGGTCTGCTGATTTTGCACTTGCTTCTGGTATTCCTGTGCGCCTTGAAGATATGAATACGACGCATCTGGTGGCGGTTGAAACCCACGCTGTGACATCGTGCTTGGATACCCTTGTTGTGATTGTTGGTCTTGCGCTTGGCGAGCCTCATACGCAGACTTGAGACGGTTCATCTCTGCCGAGCGTTCATCAGCCGTTCCCTTGAGTTCAAACCCACCAAGTGACGTACCTGTAGCAGGAGCAAGTGCGTTAGCTGCCTGTGCCGCTTCATATTCTTTAGCTTCTTTTGATTCCGACGCCGGTTGCCGAAACATCGCAGGTGTTTGCCATTCAGGAGCGTACTGCTCTTGCGCTGCTTTCGCTGCAGCTTCATAACCCGCACGGGATTCGAGTGTGTCTTCGTATTGGCGTTGTAACTGCTGCTGTTGCATCAACGCGTTCTGAATCTGAAGCGCTTGCGCTCTATCTTGGAGAGGATTCGTAAAGAACTGTGGTATTTGCATATTAAATCCTTCCTAAAAGAGACCCGCTCGACGAAAGACGATTCCATCCGCCAAAATTATCATTAGCAGTGCTACTCGGTGAAAATGCACTGCCAAGAGAGCCGGTAAACGAGTTCCAACCAGACATGATATTTCCGAGCGATTGGTTGTACCAATTCTGTTGGTTTGCCGCCTGCTGCTGATTATAGATATCTTGTTGCGAAAGGTAGTTTCCTGCTATATTCCCCACCTGACTCAACGCCCCGCCATAGGCATTGTATTGGTTCTGGAGCGCGTTTGCCGTATTTGTAGCCTGATTATTATAGATACCACCCACAGCAGAGGCATATTTCTCACCAGATGCAGCTTGTTGCGCTGCTGCGTTCTCACCAAGAGTAGCACCTGAGTTCAACATATTATAAATATTCTGGTTCTGCCCCCAATAATTAGAGAGGCCTTGTTGGTAGCCTTGTTGCGCTAAATACGCTGCGTTCTGTTGAAGCTGATTTGCCATTGTGCCGGATCCGTACATACCAGACGCAGAGGCTTGGGCTTCAAGAGCTTTTTGCTGCCGAGATGTAGCAGCCAAAGTATTCTGATATTCAGGACCAGTTTGATACTTCGCGTAATCATATTTCGATGTAAGCGAAGGCATTTGGCTCTCGAGCGCGCCGAGCATATTCTGCCCATACGTAGTCCACGGGGCGAGCCGAGCGACGTTCTGGTTATACATCTCTTTCTGAAACGCAATATTTTGGGCGGCAATTCGTTCTTGGGCTGCGGCTGCGGCTTTTGAACCTTGCGCCGACATATACCCGCCTGCGACACTTCCGAGCGCCATTGCTCCTGCTGCTGCTGACATAATGAGCCTCCTACGGTGGTGCTATATTACTTAATATTATAGATTACTTTGCTTCATCTGTAAACGCTCATTTGGGAGCATGCCAAATAAATGTGTATCAATCCACTCGCCTCGATGGATATAACTGCTCCTGACCGTTCCTTCATGTTTGAAGCCGAGGCGTTTGAGAAACTCTGGTGCGCCCATTGAACCGAATGTCCAACTCGAACAACGTGGTACTCGTAAGTATTCAAAAATAAACCCGAATACTTCGTTATAAATACTACGGGTTAGCCATCTCCGATGATATTCCGGTAACACCGACACATGAACAGAGACATCTCGGTAGGGCTTGTAATCCGAAAGAACGATGTAACCGACAACTAATCCCTCGTGAATAATCGCCCATCCTGTGAACTGTGAAAAGACGGCGAAGAACTCATCATCTGTGTACTCAAGCCAGTCATCAGTAATTTTACTAATGCTTCGTACTGCCGGTAAATGCTGCGGTGTAAGTTGCTCTAATTGCATGGCAATCTCCTTTATGCGCCAAGTTCGGCTACAATAACACAGGTTGGTATAGGCGCAATAGCGTTAAGTGTAGTAGCGTTAAGCGCGACAAGATTCCATGCTAATGAAACACTCGTCGAGCTAGCCGACCGAATCCCACCAAAAAAAACATACCCGTAAGACCTATATGAGACGGGCGTAACTTGGACGCCTGCCAACCCACCTATTGCGACATACCTCGTCCCAAAAATAGTAGGGTGTGATAAAACATCGCCCACATTCATAGTGCTTACTGCTTTGATAGTGACAAGGCGCTTACCGGAATTAAAAGTAACTTTACCCGCACTATCATACGCAATAACTCCGTAGTCGGCAGAAGCAACCGCCGTTGCGCTTACAGGAACAGCTACGACGTAGTTCACATTGAAAGTAATAGACGCTGCTGCGCTATAGAAATAACTATGTATTCGGACACCAGTGATAGTGCTACCACTCATAAAATAACTGTGCAAACAAATAGTTGGTGCGCCGTACCCACTAACGTTAGTAGGTAGCTCCATAAAAAACTGCGGCATTGTACTAACATCAACACCTGAGGAAAAATATACGTCAGTAAAAGTCCAGACGTTTGCAGTCCCGCCAGTAGAAAAAGACCCATACTGCACAGGTGTGTACACAGGGAAGTTGGTGTCGGCTACAACCTGCCCGGATGAGTTCTGTATTTGGAAGCCGTAGTCACTCATGCGGTCACATATACCCAAATTATGCTTGGCCCGTAGGGATAATTGGTCACAGGTCCTCGGGCGTAGGAAACAGTATCTCCAGAGATAGTGACCATGTGCGGTAACGCTAGGTTAGTGATTGGCAGATTATACACACTTACACACGCATAAGGTTCATGCCCGGTAATACCGGAAATAGTTTGGGAGCCGGTCGCATTTTGACCCACGGTAAATACGCCCGCAAGGCGCATCGTCCTATCAGTGACGGATAAACGGGCCTGCCCCGATTCATTGTTCACTAACATGCCATAATCAGACATTAGTTCAGTTTCCCTATTTTAACACGAACAACACCATTTGAATCTTTAACGGTGAGGACATCGTCCGCAATTGTGACAACACCAACGCCGTAGGGGTTTGTACGGATTGTTCCACCGGTGATAACACCACCAGTAATCGAAGCGGACGTCATACTAATCGCCGCAGCAATAGTACCCGCTGTGATTTTATCCGCTGACAAACTCCCAATCTTTGCACTTGTGATTGTTGCATCGCCGATATAGGCGGATTTCATATAGGTTCCCGCAGGGAGTGTGACACCCATTTCAGGAACGTACTGGGTACTGGAAAGATGGAAAAATGGAGACTGCGCGCTTGCGCCGTAACTCGACGCGGTAGGAGCAATAGAAAACGCATCCGCTACAATTCTGAACGTAGACGTTGGTGTGCTTGTGTTTCCACTAATCGCCAAACCAAAACCGGCAACATAGCCGTTTGAATCGACTTTAACAGTATAGCTACCACTTACTCCATCAACCGCTTCCGCCATTGTTTCCACGGTAGTCGTTTTCCCATTGAGGATGGTCGTTGTCTGGTTAATCGCAGTAGCAACACTTTTCAGTGTATCGGAGTTGACGGTTGTAAGCTCAGTAACCGTAGCTTTGCTGTCAAGACCCGTTGAGGGGTTATTAACCTTTGAGCTGACACTATACAAAGCCTGCGCGTTTGCTGATGTTGAACTCGACGCCACGTTATTAATTGCGGTGATTGCTGCTGTATTCGCCGCAGTTGTTGCGGATAATGTTGAAATACTCGAAGCCATCGCTCCGTCAGCAGTCGCTCTTGCAGTTTTTTCTTCGTAGATAATACCTGTGCTAATATCAGCAAGCGTCTTGCCTGTGGGGTCTGTGTAACCAGTTAGCGTGGCGCTCAATGACTGCCGTGAGGTAACTTCAGCAGAATCCGCAGAGGAACGAGCGGTTTTCTCATCATAGATAAGCCCAGATGCTAATGTGGCAAGGGTAACTCCCGTCGGATCAGGAACACCGATAACTTTAGTCGAAAGTGCTTGCCGTGCAGAGGCTTCAGCAGTATCCGCAGTAGCTCGTGCAGTCGCTTCATCAAGGAGAGACGCAACAGATGCACCGGGGGCGTTCCGCCCGATTGCGATCCAGTCTATCTCGAAGACATCATCCGCCGCCGCGCCAATATCAAGCCGCAAGTTTGTTATGCTCGAGGATAACCAATCAGGAACCGCAGACATATCCCAATCAAGCGATGCAATCTCATCAATATCAATAACAGGATTGACGATTTGGAGTTTATAGGAAGAACTAAACCCATGCGATGCCGTCTTGTAATAGAGTGTCCCGTCCCAGCTCGAAGATGACCCACCAGTCCGTTTAATACGAATACGAAGTGTGGAATATCGGTTGCCGACGATAGCAGTCGTTAAATCTGTGCTTAAATAGAGTTGCGGATTTGTACTCGTACTGGTGACCGTAATAACGCCCGGCATACCTTCTGACCCACTGCCCCATGTAACGGTAGCCCCATAACCCGCCCATCCTTCGTCGGTGGAATCAAAATACCATGTTTTGTAGGGGTCGAAGCCACCGGCCACTCCGGCAGTAAGTAGGGAAATCTGCTGCGCCAGTGAGTTATCTTGGTCAATCCGAGCATTAGATTCGGAATAGATAAGACCTGTAACTAATTGGTTGACGTCAGTCCCTGTATACTCACCTCGGAGTTGGATAGCCAAATCTTGCCGCGCAGTCTGTTCTTCATTAACCGCCGTAATCCGCGCATTCTGTTCCGCTGTGATGGAGTCAATCCGGTTGAGCGTTTCGGTCGCAAGGCTGTCAACAAGGCCGGTAGTCGGCGTGTCAATTAAATCAATACGTGAGTTGAGTGTATTGTTGAGTTGGTCAGTTGATAGTTGGTTCTCCAAGACCTGTAAGATATACGTTGGGTCGTCTGCGGTCGTCCCAGGTGTACCAAGAACAGCGTTGAACGGACCGGGGACCCCCGCTTTACTCACTGCTCTTGCCCAGTAATAATACGTGTGTGCTAGACTAGTATCTGGGGGAGTGTCACCGAAGACGTTGACAACAGCTGTGCCCACCGGAATAGCGTAGGTGAATATCTCAGAGTTAGACCGATAGATTTCTACATACCCAAAACTCGGATAGTTGGGTTGGTCCCACTCAATAAAAATCATATTGAACCCACCGGTAACTTTAAACCCGGTTAGGCGTGGGGGGACGGTGTAATCAACTAGCCCGGCAGGGACAGTATTTTCAATAATTTGAACAACTTGTGCTTCATCAACTGTACCACTACTTGAAGAAACAAGACCAGAGCTGACCGCGTTAAACCATGCTAGCCACTGTGGGTTCATTGAACCCTGCGCATTAAAAATGGGTACTTGGTAAGGTGTCTGAATCGTAGTCGCCATTAAATCGCAGCCTCGACTGATGCTAATGTAATAACCTTCTTAATCGGACTTGAGATACGAAGTTTGTACGCTCTATTACGCGCGGCACCGAGTCGTCTCCAGATAAGGCGGGTAAGATACTCACCCTGCTTGCCAATAGCTGCTTCGTACTCTCCTGACCATGTTTTACCACTATCATCTGACCAAGACAAGAACGCAGATGGGTTACCACCGGTCGTGAGTTCGATTGTTGACCCCGCAAAGTGTAAACCGTCCGCAAAGATGCTGCCGTCCGCGAGATAACCGGTACCATACGGGTTGAGATACGTTTCGCCAGTCCCAGCCCCAGACTCCATATCAACGGTTACGCGGGAGATAAAAATAGGGTCGGTGTTTGTCTTATCCGTGAGGAGCGGAGTGATACGCGTACTAATAATTGGCTCGGTGTTATCGTCGTAATACTGCGAAGACATCTCATAGACATTGCCCGTGCGGTAATCCCCGACAAGGTGCATGCCATCGTAGAAAACATAGCAAGAAGCTAAGTGCCGATTCGTTTTATTCGGTAAGAGCATCTTCGGTGTTGGGTATCCATCTGTATCAAACTCAACTTCTGTTTTGTCGGTGTAGGTAGACCGCTCATGCCATAGTTTCGTTGAGGCATCGTAGACGAATGTTGCGTTGTCGTTCGGGAAGGTCACTTGGTAAAAGAGATGTCCTTCAGACACATAACAAAATGCTTCAGCCGAGGCCATATCAGTCATCTGGGTCATCCGGTAGACAATAGATGGAGGACTCACAACTGTCGGTGTATAGCCTTGCAGCTGCACAACACCGATAAACGAACCAGTGCCGTCGCCTACCCGTTGATTAGCCAGAAAGAATAATGAGTTATCTCCGCGAGCCGTTGACTTCGCCGCCGCCGTTCCGTAATCAATAACTGCACCCGATACTCGAGCGAAAGGACATCCATCTTGCGTAGCAGTTCCTGTGTTATACCAGACTTCAGTCGCAAACTCTTTAATAATAAAAAGCTGTTGGTGGAGGTTTACAATCGTTCGAATGTTATCTGGTGTTGCAATTGCCGCTGCGATTGCTAAACCATTATAGGTACTCAAGTCGTAGAGTTCACTGACGGTGATACCCATACTGTCTTTTGCAGCAACGACATAGCCGTCCATATAGGCTGCTGTGACCGCCGCCGTTGGGAAATTTGCCGATGGGTGAACTTGAATTGTGTTATCAAGAAGGTCATAGACATACGCGTAAGTATAATCCAGAATCAACATCTGGTTACCACCAACACCCGCCGCAGCAATCCCGTTATCAGTAAAATAAACAGACCCGGTATCGGTGTTTAAAGACCCAACTGTTGATGTATTCCCATCTACGTCAACTCGGTAAAGCGTGGTACCACACACGACAAAAAGATACCCACCGAAACGGTAAAGCCCACGGATGGGCGCGGTGCCAAAACGCTGCCAGAGCTTGACCCCACACGTACCGACAAGGGACAGAGGAGCCTTTGCTGTCTGGTCAGTTGACATCTCCACAAAGAAATTGATAGATTGGGACGTATCTATCGCAGTAGACCGCCCGAGGTATGCGCCGCCTACAAATGGTATCTGCATTAGTTATAGTCCCCTGTGAAGATATTGAATGTAGAGACTTTCCCCGGTATATCCATAGAAGCGCGGGCTTGCACCGAGTTCATATTCTCAATCGTCTTGAGCGCCGCTGCGGACATAGCAATAATATCCTCGGGGATAGATTTAGCCGTGTCGGTATGATACCGACGGTAAAGACGTACTGCAAGACCGTAGACCAATGCCTCGTAATACGCAGGGTCAAAGGTAATAATCGCTGTGAGAGTTGAAAACTCAGTCAAATACTCATCGTAGTCAATATGGAGTGTATAGAGCAGCGCTGCGTCAGGAATCGGGTACACATAAAAGGTTCCCTCATTAACAGCTTGCTGCGTAGCACCTGGGTCGTAGTAAACCGCTGCCGGTACGCTTTGGTTGTAAGACTTATCTTGAAGAGCGTCATACGCACTTTGTGGGAGAATGTCAATTGAATAATCAACACCATTATTGTCCCGCATAAAGACATTCTCAAGCCGGAGAGGTTTCGAACTCGTGAAATCACTTGTCGGCGCACCGATAGTATAGATATATTTTCCTGCGGTAAGCGGAAGCGCAGCCGAAGATGTAGACCGCAGCATAAGACGGTTCGCAGACCATCGGTCAAGCATCATGTTAAGTGCGCGTAGACCAACTTGCATTTCAGCAGAACTAGGAGTTTCGTTAATCGCAATGACACCGATGAGGTTCATCGCGTCAATGATTATATCCTGAACTTTAAGCTGCATAGTTACCTCTTCTTCGGCCTACCTCGTTTCGTTGGCGCGACCTCTTGTGGCGTTTCTTCTTCTATTTCATCAACGTCCGTTTCAACTTCCCGGACCTCTTCATAGTAATACGTACCTGATACAGGGTCTCTTTTAATTTGGAGTTCCACGTCGTCCTCGCTTAAAACATCATCATGTTCTTTTTGCCGTCGTTCATCATCTCTTCTACAGACGCAATTTTCTTTGGTTTTTTCGTCTTAATGGGTTTCGCCGCTTTCATCTTAGCCTTTTTTGGTTTTTTAGGCATTGTGGTTTTTGGAAGCAGCGCGTTGACTTTCTTCATAGTAAACTCCTAGAAAAAGGGCAGGGTGGTTAAGCCCTGCCCAGAGGTTGTGTTAGCCCATCTTCTTTGTTTTGCTCATCGGTGCGTAAGCAATCTTTGACCCGAAGCTCTTTGCTTTCGGTGCTGGTGCTTTTCCTTTTTTAGCTTTCATTGTCGTCTCCTGAGAGTGATTGTAACCACTTGAGAAAGTTCCCGTCGTAACGGGTCGTACTAGAATAATGACATAAATCTATGTCTGGTACAACAAAAATCTTGATTCCGATGTCAGTACACAAATCACAAAAAGCGTAATCTTCTCCAACCCATTGCCCATCTCGTATACCTTGTGGGAACAAGTCGTATAGGACAACTTCGTCCGCTCCATCTATATAGCGTTGTTGTGGATAGGCTTCGATGAGTTGCGCGATAACCTTCCTATCTATACAGAGAAAACCGGTCGGGACACGCGCAGCTGCGAGTGACCCATCTTCTCGATAACATGCTTGGCCGTTATCATCAGTATAAAGAACAACAGGGTAATTCACTTCGTCTTGCTTAAAGCGATACAGGCCTGCAACAACATCATACCCACTTTCAATAAGACGAATAGCGTCAAGAGGTTTCCAACTTACATCATCGTCCAAGAAGAAAACTTTGTCCGCTCCCTTATTGTACGCCTGCATCAGCAAAGTGTTCCGTGCTGTTTGTACATAAGGACTGCCCGTCAGTTGAATAAACTCCGTTTCGTACCCACAGGCCATGCAGAGGGTAACTGTCGCCTCAAGAGAATCTAAAAACGGCCCGCATTGAACACCACGATATGCCGGAGTTGCGAAAATGATTTTCATTGGAATCCTAACGGGGTGGGCTCTTACACCCACCCCGAGTTAATTAGGCTGAACCTTTAATAATGCCACAAGCAACAAGTGAGGCACGAATTTCGTTTACGAGGGTAACGATAGCATTAGCTTGAGCAGAAGTCGAGAACCCGTAAGGAGTAGTCGAAGTTGCAGCCGTAGTAGCTACAGCAGCTTGTGAAGAACTTGCTCTCATGCCAACCGGCAGAGTACCAGTCAATGGACCGTAGATGGTCGCTGTTTCGGTGTTAGGGGTATTTGAGTTACTCATTGTTTGCTCCTTGTATTAAATATTGGGGGGAGAACACGCTCCCCCCGTTAAGAGAATTAACCTACGATACGGCAAGCAAGCTCAGGACGGAGAGTTGCCCAGCCACCTAGAACATCAAGACGACATACGAAGGAGTCGTTAGAAACATCGTATGCACGAACAATCCGCATTGAAACGCCGTCATAGGACTCACGAGCTGCGAAGTCTACACCGTTCGGAACCTCAAGGTCTGCGGTCGCGAGGGTGAATGCGTCTTGGTGGTATGCCATGTTTTGCGCGTAAGAACCAGTAGCAGTGCCGGTGTAGAATGCTGCGGTTTGGGTCGTAGCTGCGTTGCTGATAGTGCCGTTAGCGATGCCGGTTCCGGCAACAACTGGGGTCGGGCTTACAGTTACGTCAGCAGCGTTACCAGAGATGGTAGCAGCCGAAGTTACAACGAATTGCTGAAGCTGACCGGTTGAAACTTGGTTCTCAGGGTTTACACCATAAACAGTTGCTACAGTGAAGACAGTACCGGCAGCGATAGTACCAGTTGCTGAACCAAGACCTGACAGAGAAATAGTTGCGGAACCGTCAGTTACCGTAGCAACAGGAGTACCACCAGACAGAGCAGTCGGAACCGTCAGGGTATTAACGTTCTGGTCCATTGCGAACTCGAAGCCAAGAGCTTCACCCAGAACGCCTGCACGATACTGCTCGCTGACGAGTTGCTGGCTGTTGTACAGACCAGACAGACCAGAAACAGAAGAAGCCATTGCAGCTGGGTTAATAACAACACGACGCTTGTTGTCGCGTGGAGCTGCGTTGTTGTCGAGCATCATACCTGCGTTCAGGTAGCAGATAGGAGCATTGTACTGGAACAGACCAGTAGCTGAACCACCGGACGTGCCCGGAGTCGTACCGGCAGTACCAACAGTGTTGTATACGTTTACGAACTGTGACAGACCTTCGTAGTCAATCTGTGAAGCAATACGAGCCATCGCAGGGGACAGGATACGGTCTGCGAAGTCATCAAGGGACAGAGTCAGTTCTGCGGAGCTGAATGCAACGTCAACACCCCACTGACGATTCAGAGTCAGCGGAACATAGGTTTCAGACGTAGCTTGCGGAGCTGCACTTTGCCCGGTACGAACATAGTAACGGTTTGGTTTGCGGACGTTTACAGTAGAACCAATTTTAGCACCAACTTTGCCGAACTCTTGGCTGTACTGACGATTAACTCCACGGGAGAAAACCAAGTTGTTGTGAAGAATCGCAAGTGCTTTGCGAGTAATCTGTACGGGGGTTAAGAGGCTGTTACTTGACATAGTTATATTCCTTTTTAAATTAGTTATTTAGCGTCGAGCTGGAGCGCCAAACTTTTTCATCCATTCCTCTATCGGTAAAGTATCTGGGTCGGGATCGGAGATACCTACCGGGGTAACGGTCTGAATTGGTTCTGGTGCCATACTCACTTTCTTTGGTGGAGGCGCTGCCTTTTCTTCTCTGGCGAACGCCGCTTCGATTTTGCCTAACTCATAACCGACCTCATGTGCGGACATTCTCATCATTCGTTGCGCTGCTTGGCGGTTCAGGTTAAGATACTTAATCAATTCAACTGACTTATCTGACCGCTTAATAATCTGTGCCATGCTGTCGCTGACAGGGAGGGTTGGGTCATTAATAACGTCAATAATGTCCGGTTCCATCTCTGACGCTGCGTCAAGGCGTTGCTTAAACGATTCTTCTACCTGCCGTGCAGCTTCTTCTGCTTGCTTCTGTGTCATTTTCCGCTCAATATTTGCTTCTGCTTGGCGGATAATGTACTGAACGTTCGCAGCCTCGAATGACTCAAGGTCCTCATAATCTTCAAGTTTTGGGGCCTCGGATGGTTGCGGTGCCGTAGGAGCTGCGGGTGCGACCGGTTGCCGATTTGATGCTTCTGCTACACCACGCCAGTATGCTGCTTCCTGCTCGGCTATCTGCCGCTTCTTGCGTTGGGCCTTCAATTCTTGAATTGCCTTCGGTTCCGGTTCTCCCTGTGTGGGCGCCGACTCCACATTTACGGCTTCTTCAGGTGTCTCGGTAACTTCAGGTGCTACGGTTGTCTCAGGTGCCGATTCCTGAGTTTCGGCAATCGCGCTATTAGTAGCGTCGAACTCTTGGTTACTCATGGTAATCCTCTCTTCTCTATTTTTTTAGTTTTGGGCATGTGCCCGCTTTAGCACGTGGTCCTGTTGCGTTTTGTGGCCCGCGACGGGCGCCGAGTCTTTTCTTTGGTGACTTATTCATAACTACCTCCAGTAATTTTATCGTAGCGTTGCTGCCGCGTTGTGCCTGAAATTAAACTCTTACAGCGTGGGCATTTTATTTGGTATCGCCCAGTTACACGCCCAAGAAGTCTTCCACAGTGGCATCGGATGTCAACCAATTCATTCACTTCTAAACATCTCCATCGTTTGGTTTGAGGCATCCAATGCTAACCGCCCACCATCCATTGCCTTCTGGTGTTCGAGGCGGGCTTCTTCAAGCCGTAGTCTTTCGAGTTCTAAATCGTAGCGTCTATCTTTCTCCATAGCGTCCATGAGACGGGATAACTCTTTATCCCTTTCATCTCCGGTACTTGCCTTTGCTACTTCCATTCTAATCTTATCTATCTCTGCTTGCAACTTAATTTTTTCACGCTCAAGTTTCAGCTTCTCCACTTCGAGTTTCATCTGCGCCATTTGTACTTTCGCATTATCTGCCTGCATCTTCATCTGCTGCATAATCATCGCAGGGTTTGGTTGCTGTTGTACCACTTCGCCTTCACGTTGCTCAACGATATTCGGCGGTAACGTCTTACGCAGACGACGAGCTAACTTATCAGCATCTTTGAAGTCTAGGTTCTCAACAATCAAGTCTGCCGCTAAGGACATTTGCTGTGGCATGGAGTTGAACATCTTGAACAGCATGTCAGCTGCTTCTGCTCGTTGTGTTGCGTAGCTTGGCCCAACAGTAGAGAAGACATCATACTTGCCCGCTGTAATATCATTGAACTTTGTGTTCGGTCCGTACTTCTTCAAGGCTTCCATGATACGATTCTTATCAAGCCCACTGTAACGCTCAGGATGTTCACGGACGTTCCGCACAACTTCTTTCAGTGTCGTGTTGACCGGTACGAAAGACTCTGCGTCATCAACCCCGCGAAGACGAATGTCCCGCTCGGTGTCATAGATATATGGAATCATTGAGTTAATGATTCGACCGGTATGCGCAATTGCGCTTGCGAGATGATCCATGAATACAAACGTACTAATGTCGCCAGGAGCTTGCCGAGCAAGAATCGCAGCACCGGTTCGTTCAGGACCTGCATCACCAACATCAGCGTTAAACATACCAATAACAGATTTGAGGTTCGATTCCGCAATCGCAATCTGTTGGAACACACCTTGTGGTGGTTGTGCGACCGGTATCTTCTGCGGACCGGCTGGTGCTTCTGGGTCTACATTGTATTTCAGATACGGAATGTTCTCGACGTTTGCATTAGCGTAGTCGGCTTCGTATCCTTCAAAGTGTTTCGCGGTACCAATCCACGGGGTTTTGGGTGAAAGTGCTATCGTCTCCGCAGCAGTTGTGTGCCAGTAGTTTACCAGCTTCTGCATATCCTTACCATTTCTGATAAGGCTTTGGACGAACTCTTTGCCCTCGACGTTGATAATCTTACCACGGACAAGAATGAGCGGGATAAAATCGCCGGGGATAATATCCGCTGTTTTGTCAAGCCACTTATCTTCAGGCTCGTTCTTCCGGTCTTTTTTCTTATTGAGAATCTCAATGCACGACATCACGTAGTGCTTAATCACCGGCCGGTCAAGCTCACGACGTTTTACGACCTTTGGTTTCGGCGTAATGGGAATCTGTGGCGCTTGTGGCGGAGCCATGCCTTGTGGTGCCTGTGGTGGGGCCATGCCTTGCGGTGGAGCAGGTGGTGCTTGTGGCGGTGCGCCCTGTGGGGTAATCGCTTGTGGCTCCATTGCAGCCGGTGTGCCTGCTTGTGGCGGTGCAGGATTATTCAAATTTTGCATAATGCCTGGCAGAGGTGGCGCGGGCGCAGCCATTACCTGCTGTACTATCTCTTGTGTATCAACTTCCCACTGTTTCGTCGCTTCTTTATATTCATCTTCAGTCATATACGTGCCGTCTTCCATCTGACACATTGTGACTGTTTCTGTTACCTTTTCAAAATATTCAGCGACCGTAACAGAGTCTTTATCGTACCACATCTCTTGGCCGAGGCCTTGAGCAACTTTGAAGTTGTCGCCCGGAATTTCTGCATCTGGATACCGACGCTCAAACTCAGCCTTCGGCATCTTCTCCATAATAAATGCAAAGCGAGCGTCAGCATAGTTGAGGTCCTTACAGTCCGGGTCCATGTAGACCAAGAACGGGTTCTTCACCGACTCAAGATAAATCTCCTGTTGGAACGGATTATCATCGCACCAACGAGTCAAGACCCGCCATGCACCGTAACCACTTCGAACCTGCATCTCGCCGCCGTGGACATAAATATCACGGGCGTTTGAATTATACTGTATCTGGTTTATCAACCCTTCCCGTATCTTCGCCATATGCACATCAGCACGAGCATCAACAGGTCTCAGTTTAATTTGCGGGCAGTTATGCCTCATATCGCCGGTGACTTGGTCAATATACTTCGGAAGGAGGTTTACTGTCAGCGCCGGACGACCGGAACGACTCCGCCGTTGTTTCTCTGCGTTGTCCCACTGCTCACCATTAGCAAAGCGTAAATCATCAACCGCCGCTACATAGTTATGTTGCACAGCGTCTACGGCGCGTTTCAAGTTCTTCAGCGCACGGTCAATAATCTTCTGTTCTTTACTTTTTGGGTCAGCCATATTAGTATCCTAATTCATACCAGTCGAGTAGGACTGCGGCGTTCACGTTATTAGAAAACGCAGTTAAAACAACAGTATAGTTAGTTGAGGGTTTCAAAATGAACTCAGAACTTGAGGTTTGCAGCCCGCCGGATTTACTCGTCGAACCAGTCGTAAAAATCTGTGTGCCGCTCGAGGTAACCGTTGGGCCTTTGGTAACGAGAACACCGGAGGTATTCGCAGATGTTCTATTTCTATTATATACAGGGACCGTCGTACCGTTCGCCGAGACAACGCTGCTCTCGTAGATGTCAACTTTCAGCCCGCCACCGCAGTTCACTTCCCACTTAAAATGGGGAGATGCTCCGTCAGTCCGCAGCAAGTATGTAACCGTGGCGCTGAGGGCTATCGCAAGCGAGACATCCGTCGCAAAAAAGTGCCGCCCGTCATGGATTACTGCATGCTCTGCATCGATAACCCGTAAGGCATTCGCTTGTTTTTCAGTGAGGTTGTCCATGCTTGATTATCCTTGCCGCTGCTTGTGCGACCTGCTCCGGCGTTAGGTGTGGTGAGCGTTTCACGATTCGTTCAACGACTGCACTATGAAACCGTCTCAGTTTTCTGTTCATACCCTATTTTTCTCCAAACTGATTAAAATGTCAAGCTATTTGTTAAATCCCAAAGCCGCCCCTCATTAAGTTCTGGTAGGTCGCTGTGACGGGTTTCACCGCTTTCGTTTCCCGCACCCCTGTGAGGTACGTCCCGAGGCTATCGACCCCATGCGAGCTTTCATCATGGAGGGGTTTGTTCTCCCAGCATTTCAGAATCTCATTCCATTTTTTCCGATAGTTCTTCAGATGTTCAATCAACACCGCGCATTTCTTTTTATCTATCCATATCTGGGGGAGCGCTGTACGAATTGCATGGATGCGTTCATCGACTGCTTTGTTCGTCCGTTTGACGAGATGTATCGGTTTTATCCCTAACTCAAGCGCGGTCTGGTATCTGGTTTTCGCGTCACTCCCCCACTCACGCACTGATATATCATGGGGCATGATGTGTTGGTCGTAGACGTACTGTTTCTCTTTCAACACCCGCGCTGCGGTCTGAACCCCCTCCCCTGATGTTTCGTAGTAGTCAATTATCCGTATCTGGAGTCCTACCCTCTGTATGAACACAATACACATTGAGTCACCCACACCTATATCCCAACCGGTGGAGACCGGCAGTGACGGATCATAAGGAGCAGGACCAACTCGACCTTCGTCCTCCATCGTGTTCATCAACGTTCCAAAGTACGACCCGGACAACGACCCCGACGGGTCGCAGAGGTACTCCTGCCGAAAGAGAGCATCGCCTTCATCTTCACCGAACTCCGCTATCATCTCTATCCGTTCTTTCTCCAACTGTTCTGCGGTAAACATCCCCGACTCCGGCGCCGTCACTTTGCTGTAGCACCAATCAGAGTCCCCGTCGGCATGTTGCGCTAACTGATAGGCATGGTTCTTCCCCCGAAAGGTCGTCGCAAATATCGCCCACCCATCGTTGGCTGCGAGTATCGGTCGTAAGTACGCCCACGCCCTCGGGTCTGCCAAGGCATATTCCGAAAACACCAACCCGACAGGTGGCGAGCCAACCAATGAGTCGAAGTTATCCGACCCGACAAGCTGCCACGTACTCCCATTAATAAAGCGTATGAACATATCCTGACTACGCTTCGCTTCACAGATGGCGTCAGGGAAGGCTTCGTCTATCCTCCGTTTCCCCGTCAATGGGTTCACCGCCTCCCATATCGCTTTTCGTGCTTGGGAGTATTGCGGGAGCATGTGCCAGTAGTTACCCGTCCGCTGCATCGCGGCACACGCAGTCCAGTGCAAGGAGAGGTCGTCTTTACCTAACCGCCGCGCGTAATTAAGATACAAGCGCTTGCCGTTTGATTCGAGGTACTTCCACGCAGGGAGTTGATAATGTCGTGGCTGCCAATTGTTTGGGAGAGTAATACTAATTTTATCGGACATCATGTGCCTCAGTTTATTTGGATAGTGTTTGGAGTCGGGGTGTCGTCGCTGAATCTATTTATATTAATAGTAACACTCGGACCGCCAGATGGGCCACCGGTCGTATCCGGTTTTGGTTCATACCCAGCCCACTTCACTATACTCTTAATAGCGTCGAGCTTTACACTGGGCGCAGCGGACTGACTTATTATAATATCATGCACATTCTCTAAATACATCTCGGCGTGTACTTTTGCTTTGGCACGGAAGGTTACCCCATGCTCACGTAACTGCGCTTGGTGTTCGGAAACTTCCCGCCTAAAGAGAGGATTAAGATATATGGCCCGCAGCGTGGGTTCGGAGATGTTGTACTGAGAACACAGCACTTCGTCTGAAGACTCCCCAAGGGCTACATCAAAAGATAACTTGGCTGGCCACGGAGCAAGGAGAGGGGCAGGTGCCGGTAGTGATGGTGCTTCATCTTCCGTTTCGACTAACCCGGCTAATATGTCATGTAACTCAAAGTTATCGCTCATAATCCAAGTGTGTGGTTGTTTGGTAAAATTGTCAAGTGTTTTTTCGGCGGTAAAAGGTTTTAGTAAATTGGTCAATAATTAACTGGGCTAAAAGGTTTTATGAATTAGTCAATATGTGGCTGTGGTAAAAGGTTTTATGAAAACGACCAAAAAGTGATTCGGGGGAAAATTTGTGATGTATGAAATTTTTCGCGCGCCACGCCTCTGGGTCAGTCCCCCCCTCCCATCGTATGGTGGTACCAACTAGCCACTATGTATGTATCAGAACCAGGTCGATCTGTTTCACCACTACACCATGCAAGCCACTACACCATGCAAGCCACTACACCATGCAAGCCACTACACCACTACGCCACTACACCACTACACCATGCAAGCCACTACACCACTACACCACTACACCATGCAAGCAACCAAGACACTAGCAACCAAGACACTAGCAACCATGACACCGAATAACCTGTCTAGAACAACACTAAAACATTTCACTGAATACATAAACACTAAAACATTTCACTGAGCAACCGGCGCGCGTCGTAACAATAAACAGTAACTAATTTAATTGAAAATAAAAAACGTAATGATATCAATGGGTGATATGTGTTTTTCGCCTACATTAGAAAATTAAATATTTTAGCTAAATAAAAAAGCTAATGATATCAATGGGTGATATGTGTTTTTCGCCTACATTAGAAAATTAGATTAAAATCGGCTTGAAACGTAAACGTATTTTCTAATCTTGACACAAAAATCATATTTTATCGATTGTGTATACAGAAATGAATAACTTTTTTTAATATATATGAAAACTTGAATGTCAATTTAAGAAAACATGTCAAGATAAGCACCACGGCGCGGGATACTAAACCGCAATGATTCCACATGGTTGCAGATCGTATGCTAATGGGGGCTTGTTTAACCAGTACCAAAAAGTGAATGATTCTATTTATTTATATACTATTGAATAACTTTTTTTAAAAAAAAAATAGATGTCGTCTTGCGAAATTTTTTCCGCTCATAATGGCTTAATTTTCAGATGCCCCTATCTAGTTTCTTTTCACCCCTTTTTAACTCAATAG